CTCGGTCGGCGACCTCGAAGACCCCGAAGACCTCGCCGGCTCGGTCGAACACGCTTCGCGGTTCGGCTGCTTGTTCTTCGAGGTCTGGCCGAAGAGGCCGCCCGGATGCGGCCCGGTCTTCGACGCCGACAAGCGGGACTGACAAACGCACGGCAGGGGGTCGCCGCCCCCCGTTTGTCCCCCCTCGACCCCGACCGCTTCGTGAGCGCTCGGGGTCGCTTCGTCTTGGGGTCTGGCTGGCCTTCTGCGGGGGCTTCGCCCCCTTCCCCTTGCCCTGCCCTGCCTTGCCCCCTTGCCAAGCCCAGGAGCGGTTCGCGGCGTCGAGCTCCGGGCAGGCGCTGACGACAGCCAGGAGCGACGCCGGCCACGAGCCCGGAAGATCGTCGGGAGCGGTTCGCGGCAGCGTCGGGAGGGCGAGAGGGGGCGAGAGGGCTCGACCCCGAGAGGGAGGGCGAAGCCCGACCGACCTCGACCCCCCCTTCGGGGGGTCGACCCCACCCCCCTACCCCCCCAAACTTTTCGGTTTTTTTTGATCTCCCCCCGCGCGAGAAAATCTGTGGAGTTTTAAAACTTTGTGCTACATTGCGTTCAGGCTTGCGTTGGGCGCATATGTGGCATGATGTTAAGCATGTCGCAGCAGCCTTATCCATACCAGCGTAGCTTCAATTTTACTGCTCACTCTGTTCAGAATCCCACCGCGCAGCAACCCGGAGATAAGATCGACATTGAGCTAAATGACATTCAGTCCACGCTCAACAATACCCTCTCTCGCCTGAATGAAATCCAGCGAGATGACGGAAAAATTAGACCCACCTCAATCGACCCTTCTGGCCTGATTGCAGGCCCAAAAGGAGACAAAGGAGACAAGGGAGATCAAGGGATTGCCGGCCCTCAAGGAATTCAAGGTTTAGTCGGTCCGCAAGGAATTCAAGGGATTCAAGGTCTTCGTGGTATTCAAGGCGTTACAGGGGCAACAGGTCCACAGGGTGCAAGGGGGAACGACGGACAGAATGGTCAAAATGGAGCTAATGGTTTTGATGGACCAATGGGACCGACAGGTCAGCCCGGCCCTCAAGGAATTCAAGGACCTCAGGGAATCCAAGGGATCAACGGAGACAAGTACGCCACCACTTCCACGACCAACGCTTCTGTTGGCAACGGAACGAAGACTTTCCTGCTCGGTGGCGGCCTAGCCTACACGACTCAGCAGAGTGTTGTCGTCGCGCACGACGCCGCGCACCACATGCACGGCGACATCATCGCCTACGACGCATCCACCGGAGTAGCCGTCATCGAAATCAAGAACCACACCGGAAGCGGAACGTACAACTCTTGGACGATCAATCTTGAAGGCGCCGCAGGAATTCAAGGTCCTCAAGGCATCCAGGGTATCCAAGGTCCAGCCGGAATCGACGGTCAGACCGGAGCAACCGGCCCTCAAGGCGTCCCAGGCAATAATGGCGCTCAGGGACCGGCAGGCAATGCCTGGGTGTATCGCGGTGAATACGACGGCGGAATTACTTATGCGCCTAACGACTATGTGTCGTTCCAGGGTGCAAGCTACGTTATGATCAACTTCATCGGAGCTGCTGGCTACGATCCTATTGGATATCCTGGCAGTTGGCAGATTGTCGCCCTTCGCGGTGCGACTGGTGACGCCGGAAGCAACGGTAGCGACGGCAGTTCTGGTCCGCAAGGTCCGGAAGGTCCGCCTGGACCGGCAGGTCCTGGCGTGATTAACTGGCGCGGTGAATGGCAGTATGGAACTTACTACGCCCAGAACGACGCCGCTTCTTACAATGGTTCTAGTTGGATTACACAATCTGGACACGTCGCCTACAACACGCCATATGTAGGTGATGGAACCTGGGGGTTGCTCGCCCAAAAGGGCGACCAGGGTCCGCAAGGTCCGCAGGGCAACGACGGCTCATCTGGTGGCGGTTCTAGCCCTTCTTCCTACCACTCCGTGTGGGCTTACGGAACTTGGTACAGCGCCAACGTAACCACAGTTTACGACACCAATCAAAACTACGTCAATGTCCTCACCTTCTAAAATCATTACGCCGGTGGAAGCCGGCAAGGTCGGCGTCTTCTACGACGCCGCGTCGAAGACCATCAGTCACTTCGCAAAGTTTCCTCACGCTGGAAACATTGTCACGGCCATGCCTGTGCTGATCGCCGACAACGACGAAGCCCTTCAAGTCGCCATCAAGGCACTCGGACTTACTGAACGAAAGTAAAATGGCCGAAGACCAGGATCTAAACCGACAGATCACTGCAGCCGAAAGGCTGCTAAGACTGAAGAAATCCAAGAGCAGCCTTCTTGGGTTCACCCAGTTCACAATGCCTGACCACGAAGAGCCTGACAATCACCTGAAGTCTAGGTACGCTCCAGCCAAGCATCATGAGGTCATTGCTGCTGCGCTAGAAGAGTGTGAAGCGGGGCGCATGCCCCGCTTGATTATTACGATGCCTCCGCGCCACGGAAAATCCGAGCTGGCGAGCCGTAGGTTTCCGGCATGGTTCATGGGGAGAGACCCTTATCGGCAGATGATTTTTGCGACCTACAATCAAGAGTTCGCCCAGGACTTTGGCCGTTCGGTGCGCGAGACGATGCGCATGCCCGTCTACCAGCAGGTATTTCCTGGCTGCAAGTTGCGCTCAGGATCGGCAGCAGCCGACCGAATCCAGACGGACGAGGGCGGCTTAGCCGTCTTTGTCGGTACGGGGGGCTCGCTAACAGGCCGAGGCGCTGATCTGCTCATCATTGACGACCCCATCAAAGACCGCGAGGAAGCCGATTCCAAGACATTTAGAGACAAGTTGTGGTCCTGGTTCACGGAAGTGGCCATGACGCGCCTAATGCCCGGCGGAAGGGTCGTAATCATCATGACGCGCTGGCATGAGGACGACCTGATCGGTCGCCTGACGGACAAGTCCAACCCGTGCTTTAACCCTGAAGAGGCGGTTAATTGGAAAGTCCTAGCCCTGCCGGCAATCGCAGACGAGGACGACCCCATGGGCCGCAAGCCTGGTGAAGCGCTATGGCCTGAACGGTTCCCGTTGGAATCGCTCGACCAGATCAGGCGCCTTAGCTCCCGTGGCTTTTCGGCATTGTACCAGGGCAAGCCCACCCCTGATGACGGTGACTACTTTAAGCGAGAATGGATCAAGACCTACACGCCAGACCAACTGCCCAAGAACCTGAGGTATTATGCCGCCTCTGACCACGCCGTGTCCATTGCGCAAGACGCTGACAAGACGTGCCTTATGACTGTTGGGCTAGATGAAGACGACAATATATGGGTGCTTCCTGACGTTTGGTGGCGCCGAGCCCAGACCGACGTGGTCTGCGACGGTATGTTGGACCTTATGAAACGCCACCGCCCAATGCTATGGTGGGCGGAAAAGGGCCACATCTCCAAGGCCATTGGCCCGTTCCTGCGCAAGCGCATGCAGGAAGAATCGATCTACTGTGCCATTGACGAGGTCAATCCGGCCAAGGACAAGCAGACGCGAGCTCAGGCGATCCGTGGCCGTATGGCCATGGGAAAGGTCTACTTTCCCAAGTTCGCGCACTGGTGGCAGGATGCTATGCACGAGATTTTGAAGTTCCCGTCAGCCCGTCACGATGACTTTGTGGACACCCTGGCCCATATCGGTATGGGGCTTTCCCTGCAGATTTCTGCCAACAAGCCTTCCGAAAAGCTGGATGTAGGCCCAAAGACCGGCAGCATCGCCTGGGTCAAATATTCCTCTAAGATGAAAGAATGGAGAGAAAACAGGTTGAAATCTTTCTGGAGTTGATGAACATATCAAAAATGGAAAACGACGAGATGAGCGAAATGCAGGAGCCGCAGCAAACGGCTATGCCTCCTTTTGGGGAGCCGGAGAAGCAATTCAGCGGCATTATCCGAGAGATTGATCCGGAACAGACCGTAGCTCGCCGAGCCCTTGTTCGCGACTGGCAGGACCGCGTGATCCGCGCCAAGAAGCATTGGGAAGGTCCGCATAAGCGCATGCGCGAAGACATGGATTTCCTGATGGGCAAGCAGTGGCCGTGGCAGTCGGAAAGCGACGACCGATACGTTGCCAATCTTGTGCAGCGACATGTCCAACAGCGAGTTGCATCTCTTTACGCCAAGAACCCCAAGGCAGTCGCAAAGCGCCGTGAGACGATAGATTTTACCATGTGGGAGGGTGACGCCAGCCAGCTTCAGTCGGCGCAGGTCGCTAATGACATTGCGCTGCAGAATACGGGCATGCCTGACCCGAACTCCATGGCGCTCATGCAGGACGTGCAGCAAGGCTTTGAACGCCGGCGCATCATGGACAAGATTGCGAAGACGATGGAAATCGTATTCCGCCACATCATCGAGTCTCAGAACATCAAGGACCAAATGAAGCAAGTGGTCCGACGGACCTGCGTTACGGGCGTGGCTTTTGCCAAGATTGGTTTTCACCGCGTCATGGGCAAGCGCCCTGAGGATGTTGAAAAGATCACCGACATTACCGAGCAGATGCGCAAGCTAGAACGGCTTATGGCCGACAGCCAGGACAATCTCTTCGACGAAAACAGCATCAAGTACGAAGAACTTAAGATGCTCTTCAAGGAGTATAGCATGAAGGAAGATGCGATCGTCGACGAAGGCCTTGTCTTTGACTTCCCTCCCTCCGCCAACATCATCGTAGATACCCGCTGCCGGCAGCTCAAAGGCTTTGTTGGCGCCGAGTGGGTCG